CCGCACCGGTATTAAGAGAAGCGGCACAACCACCTGTTTTATTATCCGCTGGTAAAACTTTGTATCGGTCATGGTTTGTATATTCCACCCAACGCGGATCATCATTATCTACAATAAAATAAAGATCGGCTTCTGTATTAGTATCTATAAAGGCTTTGGCCAGCCGATCCGCATTTTCAGGCCTGCCCCTACTGGGTACAACCACGCACATCTTCATGGCCATAGGGTAGGGGATAAGGCTGACTTACTTCTTAGATATAAGGATTTCGTATAGCGTGTCTATTTTTTCTTCAATGCGTGATACCCGGCCTTCTAGGTTATGCCGGCCGTTATTGTCAGGCTTTAACTCACTTAAATAGTGTTTAGTCAGCCAACGCACTGATGCCACTAGTGAACCAACAATTGTTACAGTTGATACCGCCAATGCCAGGATGTCATTCATAGTCATTTACTATTGATGCCAAACTTATCATCTTTAGGATCAAAATAGCGTGCTAATGGTGCAACTACCGCACCGGCCAAAATCGCATATTCAGGATTCCAATCTGCAACTAAAGCCAATGCAGTTGTGATGGTAGCCGCGGCAATGCTTCGGGCATAAGACTTTAGAATCTCTTTTTTCTTCTTATCTAATTTCATTTTAATCCTAACTCTTTTATTTTTTGTTTAACTTCATTTTGGTCTAACGCAATTTCAAAGTGCATATCATCTTTACGCCGTTTGTAATTGCCACCCCAGGTCAAACCATATTTAGTTATGAGTAGATTAATTGTATTACGCTGATGCTTATTAAATGTATTTGACTTGCCCAATGGATGCTTAATTGCATTTAAATCTATGGCTGTGCCGGATGCGTGGTTACTTAAAATTCTATCTGATCCCCGGGTCTGCCTAAAGGCATAACCCCAATCATCTAGTTGGCCTTCATCTATTGGCTCAACTAACTCATGGAAATCTTTGGCAAAACTTACCAAGATTGGCGCAACCGCTTTGGCACATGCAAACCTAATCTTTGTGCCTGGCACTGTAAAGGTTTCAATGCCTAACGCTTTACGATCTTCACTAGCCGGCCAACCATTAGGGCTGGTAAGTTCTCTAATAATGGCCATCACCTACATGCTTATGAAAGCAATAACCTTGCTTCTTCTTCAGTGATTCCCAAGCGATCTAATAAATCAGCCTTAGCAATTGCATCAGCGGCCTTCTTTGCTTCTTCTGCCGCTTTTTCTTCAGCGTATTGTTCAGCCATAGCCTCACGCTCTTCAATTTCCTCAGCGGTTAATGCAATCTCTTGCACCTCACCTGTTGAGCAATCTACTACGATCTTGTTAGTCATCATTTCTCCTTATGCGTTAGATATTCCATATAGATAAGCGGTTGTATATTGAGCAAAACTATTAGCAGATGGGGTTATATCTATCTGCGTAATGGCAGCCGTATTAGAAAGTAAGCCTGCAATCATTGTTATATAAGCGGTAGTTGCGTTATTTTCATAAACGCTATCTACACTTCCTGATTTGTTATTACTTCCAGCATAATTTGGAATATATATATCAGTAGATGCGAAAGTGCTAGCAGTATTATTATCAGTATTTACATTTCCTGAGGCAAAATAAGAAGTAGTTGTACTGCCGGATGAAGCAGCAGCACCATTACCTTCTAAATATTTACCACTATATGTACTAGAAATAGAATTAAATCTCATATTTAACCCACTTCCAGAAGTGGAAGTATTTCTAGCACTTACTCTAACTAATAAATCGGTGTAGGTTTGCGGTATAGAACTAAAAGTCATTGTAGCCGCACCACCTGACCCCACTGTTACAGATGAAATTAAAGTATATGTAGTTGCCATTATTCCGCCTTAATTCCGTAAAGGGTTGCAGTAGTGCCAGCGCTTATATTGCCAGTACCGCAAAACAATTTAATGGTTGTAATAGCAGAAGTTGAACGCCAAAGCCCGACTATGGCGGATACATAATTATCGCTAGTGTTAGCCCTTGATACTACAGTTTTAAAAGTAGTAGCATTAGAATAATTATTAAAATTCATAATTACAGTTGAAGGTATAGTACTGCTGGTAGTTGCCATAGTTGTATTTATGTAGGCATTACCTGTATTTCTAGTAGAAGCGGCAGAAGAACCATCACCATATAAATCAGTATTAGAATAAGTTGTGCCAGTATCAGAGTTTAACTGCATCCTTATTCTTTGATTAGCAGAGGCGGTAGTTAAACTACCTAATACTAAAACTAAATCGGTATAACTTCCGCTAATAGTGCTGAAAGTAATATCAGCCGCCGCACTAACTAAAGTAGTAGTCGCTATCTTTTCGTATGTAATTGTCATTATTACCCCTTAATTCCGTATAGGGCGAATTGGGAATACTGAGTAAATAATGTACCAGCACCAACATCTAATTTAATAGAAGTGATAGCAGAGGTACTTCTCCAACCACCACTGCTCAAATGTATTTCTCCTGAACCATTTTGGTCATTACCACTTAAATTTCTAACAGTTTTATATTTGTTAGTATTTGCATAATCTAAAATATCCAAAACCATTACTCCAAAAATACTAGCAGTACTGGAAGCACCAGGCCATCTATCAATGTTTATCCAATTTCTAGTTGTTTGTGCGCCAGCACTAGCGGAAGTTCCATTACCTGCTAAATAATGGTCTTGGTAATTAGCGGCGGTGTCTAAATTAAATGTAATTTCTAACCAGTCGCCAGTTGCGGCTCTATTAGTTCTAACAATTCCTCTAATTTGTAAATGAGTATAGGTAGCAGGTATTGAAGTAAATTCAACATTGGCACTACCACCTGAGCCAACAGTTACAGTAGCAATAGACTCATAAGCCAAAACGCCTGCCGGTGCGGCCGCACCACCACTATCTAATATCCCAAGAATTAAAGACATTAGGCAATGCCACCTACGATATACCAAGAATCTGTACTGACTTTAATTAAACTTGCCGCTTTAAATTGTCCGGTAATTGTTGGGTTAGTAGATACCGCACCACTTGATGCAAGTGTTACACCTGATCCCTGAATAATAGATACTGTGCCACCTGATCCAATTTTGATTACATTTACTACGCTTCCAGTTGTCATTGCCACTGTATTAAAAGGCGGCACTGTAATTGTAGTTGTGCCGGTATTTGAATATGTAATAAGTTTATTATCTGCATCAGTTACAACTAAGGTATCTGATGTGGCCGTTACTGCCCTAACTGCAAGGTTGGCGATTGAGTTCATCTGCGCCGCTGTAAGTACCTGACCAACTGAAAAGGTTGCCATCTATATTCTCCTAATAGGCCAATGAATCTTCATCTAAAATTCCATCAACAGTAGAGTCTAGCAAAAATCCTGATGCAAAGGGTTGAGCGCATGTAAAATTTACTAGGAAAGATTTAGGGGTGATCTGATAGGTAAGGCCTGTTATTACGCTATCTGTAACCACATTGCCAGCCGGTAAGGTTTGAGTTACTTCTATTGGATCAAATACATCTAAATTTAAAGCCGCTACCACCCGGCTAGAATCATCCTCACCAAAGGCATCAACTGTTAATGAGTTCAACTGTAAATCTACGCCTTGCTCTTTTCGGCTTGCAATAATCATTCTTGCCTGATTAAGCGCATCCGCTTCTGTTTGCATAATGCCGCTTCTTACCCGGCTATGTTGAAAGTAATCATCAATGCTTGCCGTATCGCTGGCAGTTTGGCCGGTCAATCCTGTTGGGGTAACTGTTACTTTATTGATCATTTGATAATCTGAAATATCAAATTCCACTGCCTGATAGGTAATATCACCTGAGCCTGGTACATCACTAAAGGCTGTTGCCACACCACCTGATGCGGTAATAATGTCAGTGCGTGATAAAAACTTTGCATAGCCGCGTTGATCCATATAAAAAGAACCTAGATCGGTGGCTTCTACTTCTTGGCATGCGGCTAATAATGATCTTGAACTACCGGCATCTGCCTGCACTGTTGTGGTTGTAGTTGTAGATATGTCACGCATACCACCTGGCCACTCACCTGCATCCAACAAACTTGAAATTCTTTGTGCGGTAGTTTGTCCGGCTGTACCACCACTCACTGATGTTATTGTAGTTAAGTTTAATAATTGAAATCCATCTACGCATGACAAAGTTACATAGGCTGGATCAAATCCAGTAGGGCTTTGGTAATTCCATTCCTGTACATACATAGAACCTAAGTTATATGTAACACCTAAATACTCTGCCGTAAAGCGAATCTTACGCATAGGTTTAATCTTGCCGTACAAAGAAGAACCGGTATTGGCTGGATTGAACTCACCAGTTTCATCAACAAATGTAATGCGTGCAGTACCGCCGGTAAATGAATCTGATGATCTATTAAATGCACGCCGGATATAGCACTGAGTTACAAAGTCTGTTATATCAACTGTATCAGCGGCGGCAGTACCTAGTACCGCTACATCTAAAGGCGTTGCAGGATCATCCAGTACTAATGCTGGATCAAATGAAGCACCGCCGGAGAAGTCAATCTCAGCCCTAAATTTTGCCGCTGGCATTATCTTCCTAAGTTAGTTAATTGAGTTACCGCACCTGATCGGTTTAAGTTATACAAAGCATCCTGGATTACAGATTGCAATTCACCTTCTGATATAACTGATCCGGCTACATTGATATTTACAGTAGTTCCCATCCCACCCATTTTGTCTAAAGGTATAACCGCTTCTGCACCGGCTTCACCAATCATTGCTAATGTCGGTTGATTGACTACACCACCTTCTGCCATGCGTGGTATGTCAAATAGCCTTTGATAATAATCTACGGCTTGCGCTGTATATCTTGCGCTTGATCCTGCCATAGCCGCATTTAAACCTTCTTTTCTTAAATCTTCAAAAACTTGTTGGCCTAAAACATTTGGTGCTTCTCCTGTTAATACAGATTCTTGAAATCTTGGAGATGTTATTTGTTGAAATTGTTGTTGTTGATATTGGAATGTCATACCCACTGGCATTTTCTTTTTGCCAATTTCATCAAGCAATGCCAACATTTTGCGTAGTTCATCATTAGCGGCAAACAATGTGCGTAAGTAAATAAGAACTTCTGTGGTTGTAACTCCCCACTTCTTAGCCAACATTTCAACTTCACCAGTTGTGATTTGACCATCTTCAATAACCTTTAATACATCTGCATAGCGTTCGGCTTCATCAACGGCTTTTTTAGTACCATCCGCTAACTTCTGCAATATCTTTACACGCAACTCATCTTCGGCAGATAACTTACGGCTTAACGCCGCTTGTAGGTTAATCCGGTCAAGATCAAACATGGCTTCCAATTCGGCCTTCTTTTTATCTAAAGCCTGTTGTGCTAATTTTTCTTTAGTTATTTTCTTTTGTTTGTTTAAGGCTTCAGCCGCCATCTTATCTAATCGTGCTTGCAATTTTGCTAACTTTTCAGCAAGGGCTTTTTGTTCAGCCGATTGTTCAACAGTATCTTTCAAATTGTCGGTAATATTTTTGCCTTCTTCGGCCAAACCTCTAAAACCTTGAATCCACCCACCCAGTACAGGTATATTTTCTGCTTTAAATAAAAACTTTAAAAAGGCATTACCTTCAACTTTTTTGGCTAACCCATCAAATGCTTCAGTAATTTTTGATATTTTGTCGGCCAATGCAACCACAATATAACCGCCATTTAAACCCAATGATTCAAGTCTTGCGCCAAAATAATCAGAAGCATTACCACCACCAATAAGAATTTCAGTTGCAGTAATAAAGCCTTCACCTAAACTTGTTTGTGCCGCACCTGCGCTAATCTTCAAAGCATCTAATTGACCGCCAAATGTTTCAGTGGCTCTCTTAGCCGCACCACCAAATTTTAAAGTTAAGTAATCTGTAATCTCTGCTAAGCCAATTTCTTTGGCAGTTACCGCATCAAAGCCTAAACCTAATGCACCTAACGCCTTAAAGTTGCCCCGGCTTGCTTTACCTAGCGCATCTGATACCTGGGTTAAATCAACGCCTGCACCTACGCTGGTATCTACGGCAACATTAAATAAATCTTGCGCTTTTGTTAAATCGGCAGTTTGTATAATTAAACCATTGATCGCCGGGGTTAATCTATCCTTAGTAATATTTGATGCTTTTTCTATACCACTGATAAAAGAATTTACACTAGGCAATTGATCTAATTGATTGATTGATCTTAAAGATTGTTCAACTGATTTATCTAATCTTTCCTGGGCTAAAGCCGCTTGTATAGAATTTTTTGCAAAAATCGCCATGCCAGCCGCGGCCGCAATTGCACCGGCTTTGGCAAAGGATTTTAATCTAAATGTGCTAGTAGCAACTACTTTGTCAAATCCTTTTAACTCTTTTGTAGCACGCTCTAAACCTTTTTTATCAAACTTAGTTAAGAAGTTAATCGCAACATATTGACTTAGTGCCATGATTAACCCCTAAATTCTTTGCCTAGATATTTTTTTAATACTCCGTATAGATTATCATTTACTTGGCCACCTAATTGTTGTGATGCCCTATAAATCAATCTTTTTTCTTTGTAAGCACCGCTATTGGCAGTACCTTGCAATTTACCAATAAATGATTCACTAGCATTTGGGTTACGGCTTACACGCCTAGTTCTTCCCCTTGATCTTGATGATCCAAAACCTGCCAACTCATAAATTATACCTGGTACAGATTTATTTACTACGGCTAATGCAGTTACACCAAATGTAACGCCTTTAATTCTTTGTACTTTACTTTTAGCAGTACTTACTCTTATGCCGCGTATGACTTCTGTTTGCGACCACTTCCAACGGCTTCTTTTATCCTGGCCAATAGTTCTACCTCTATGAACTTGATCATTAGCCCAACCCCATTGTGGTGGATAGTTAGGCTCAACATCACGCCATCCCGGGAATGGTGAATGTGGCACAAAACTTTGTGCTAACTTTGCAACCGGCTTAACAGACTTACTTAATTCCCTTCTAAATTCTTTTTGTAAATCAGGATCAACTTTCTTCATCTTTTCAAGAAGTTCAGTTAAATTTTCAACATAGATTGATGGCACTGCCGCCAATGATCTAGTACGGCCAGGCAATCCCGAATATCTAGGTTCAATCATTATTTTCGCCTAACTGTTGCCTTCTTGCTTTGATAATGGCGTTCTTGCAAAATGGCTTTAATCGCTGAATAAATCGCTGGATCAACTTCTAATAAATCTTTAGGGCTGATACCTGTTGCCACCGACACAGTAGCGACTTCATAAATTGATCCGTGCCGGTCTATCCATTTTTTGAGTCATAAACCAAATCAACATCTAAATATTGATTGATGTAATCATCACCAAAAAGAAGTTCAGTTTTGCCAGCATCTTTTTCTAAACGCCAGGCAAACCACCACAAATCACTTTCCATTTGTAGTTCGCCTAATCTCTTACGCCAGCCGGTTTTAAATTCGGCCTCAAACGCCACCTTTGCGGATGGCGTAAGATCATAGGTTACTTTTTTACCATCTTTTTTAACAATTTCAATTTTGTGCATTGTCCCACCCTTTTCTTATTACGCGCTTGTTGATTTTGTTAATGCAGTTACCGGCAGTGATACAGATACGCTTGCTACCGCATCAACAGCACCATTTACAGGTGTCCATGATGAGATAA